GCATATGTGAGCACTACCGCCGGAGATATTCAAGTAGCGCAACCGTCCGGGACCGATGATGTTATTCGTCGGGTCGGGTTTGCGCTTACGGCCGATGAGTTATTTTTTAATCCGTCAAATGACTATATAACAGTTGTATAATATGGCGGTTGCATTAGTTTCAAATGTAGGAGCTACCGGAACAGCAGATACCGTTACGACCGGGGCTATTGATACAACAGGAGCGAATTTCCTGGTTATTAGTGTTGCCGTTGACAGCGGCGCAACACCGACCATTTCTGACAGCAAGAGTAACACATGGACAGCGCTCACTTCGAGCGCGCTTACGGTCAAAACAATTATTTATTATGTGGCGAACCCGACGGTGGGAACGAGCCATACATTCTCGAATACTGCCTCTCAAAACTACTGTTCAATCAGAGCTGCTGCTTTTTCCGGAGTCGCGACAACCACTCCTGCGGATCAACAAAATGGAGCCACAGGCACGGGGGCATCCACACTTGCAACGGGGAGTATTACGCCTTCAGAAAATAATGAACTTGTGATTGCTGCATTAGGTTTCAATAGTGATGGTGGAACGATCTCCATTGGTTCAAGTCTCACCATAACCAACAGCAATGCGTTCGGTTCGGGGAACAACTACGGAGGAAGCATGGCGTATATTATTCAGACTACCGCCGAAGCGGTGAACCCCACGTGGACACGAGGAACAGGAACAGGAGCGATGGCGGCTCGGATTGCAAGTTTCAAAGCAGCCGCATCAGGCCCCGCAAACATGAAAACATGGGGAGGTCTTGCGAAGGCAAGCGTAAAAACGGTCGATGGGTTAGCAATCGCGTCTGTAAAGACGTGGAATGGATTAGCATAAAATGACATCCTCACCAAATTATCAAAAATTATATGAGATTGGGAAACTTCCCGTTGAAATGCGATCAAGGGTCGGATTGCTTGCAGAAGCGGATAAGGCAACAGAGCATGTCGAGGAATTGCGGAAGGGTATGTGTGACGAGTGCCGCGATCGATTGTTTCCGGGAGCGTTTACGGTTGTCTGTGAGATTCCCGGCTGTGCTGACAAATTTAGCGGCAGCAGCGACGCGCGGGCGAAAAATTATTTGCGTTTGCACATGAGGAAACATGAGACGGGAATGAAAAGTGTATAATGTAGAAAAAAAAACGAAGGCAATGCTATGCCTAAAAATTTCATACATGCAAACATCAACGGGCTGACGCTTCATGCGCCGCAGCTCGTTTTAGACGCGGACGCCGCCGCCGGCGCGACCTCGATTACGGTTAAGTCCATTCTCGGCGTTGCAGTCAATAATATTCTCCTCTTTCGCGGCGTTGGAAACGAACATGCGGAGATCGTTGCTACGCACGCACTCACCGCTCCAGCGGGAAATACGGTGACGCTCGTCGCTGCGGGACTTGTTGAGGCACACCCAGCCGGAACGGTTGTATACGTCATTCCGTGGAATCAGGTGCGTTTTTATCGTGCTGCGACGGAGGTAGATGCAAATAGTGATGACGCAACCCTTACCGCTCTTGCGGCTGCGGCGAACATTGACCCAACGCAGGCGGATACCATTTACTCTGATACGACGATCACGAGTGGATTTTTCTACTATCGGTTTTCGGATTCGATCAATACCGTCAACGATCGGTATAGCGATCCGATACCCTATAACGCAATCGCCGTTGTATTCGCTGAGGATGAGGTTGGCTACATTCTTGAGTTTGTCCGTAGAAAACTCGGACACGAGTGGGATAGTCGTTTTTCGAAGCAGACGGCGATAGATGAGATCAACGCCTGTCTGCGGTACATGCAGGGGAAACTCAAGCATTGGAGTAAATATCTCCTTTCAGATTATGTGTTCGGTCAGACCGCGCGAGGGACGTTTGATCTCGCGCTTCCCGCTGATATATATGATGATGAAACCAACAGGGCAATCTTGCAGGTGCGTATCGGCACTTCGACGGAACCGCTCACACCGCTCGACGAGAAGGAGTTTGACGAGCAGATGAAGGATGTCGCGAGAACGCAAGTACGGACGCTTGCGGTCGTTGGAGGGACAACGCTTGAGATAGACAACTCGTATGATTTTTCCGCAACAGGAACGGTGAATATCTATAGCTCGAACACGCTAGACGCGATCACCTACACTGGAGTAACACGCTCGGCAACGGCAGGAGTTCTTACGGGTGTTCCCGCTACGGGCGCCGGCGCTATCGGTGCGGCGCACGCAGTGGATCAGAACGTGTGGCAGAACGAGACCGAGGGTAAACCAAAGTTTTTTAACGTACGGCAGGGAAGGCTTCGCTGGTGGCCGCTTGCGGACGCGACGTGGATCAATAAGAACATTGTCGGAGATTACTATGAGGAAGCGACGATGGTGGACAGTGAGTCGGACACGCTCGATACATCGCGTTATGACGCGGTAAAACACTGGCTTCTCGCGCAGGCGAAAGCGTACTGGCGCAATAACGGAACGCTTGATCTTAAAGATAGCGACTTCGTTATGTTTCAAGATATTTTGAAGGCCGCGATACGGACTGAAGTTTCGGGACAGCGATGGAAGATGACACCGAAAATAAACGAGATCGATTATCGCGCAGCGACGCGTGGGAAGTTCGAGCAGATCTAATTGTATGGAGAGAAGAAAATTACCACAAACAATTGATAAGTTATTTAAGGATATTTACTATGGCACGGCTACAGCAAACAGTTCGATGGCGAGACGTGTCGGCCGGGAACATACAAAAGGTGAGTTCTGATATCACCATTCCGAATTCCGTGCCGTTTTCGCTGAACCTGCTCTTTGACAAAGTACTCGGTGAGGCGGTTTCGCGTGAGGGTACGAACATCGTTGGGACACAACTCTCTGCAGGGAATCCGTGTCTTGGACTGTTTCAGCATCTTGATACGACGGTTGCAAGCAATGTCCTCATGGCGGCGTTTAACGGAACGATTTACAACGCCGTAACTGGCGCTGTTTCTTTAAGCGGCTTGAGCGCTACGGCGAGCATAGAGTTTGCGACCTTCCTCAATACCACGATAATGATGAACGGCGCGACCTCGCAATCGTTCGCGTCAGGAAGTTGGGTGTCGGGAGGCGGAAACCTTGATGTAGGAAACGCGCCGGCCGGCGGGAAGTTTCCGATTGAGTTCAAGGATCGTATGTACTGTGCCGTGACTGACCGTATCTACTACACGAGTACGCCGTCGTCTCCCTCTGCCGGTACAGTGAGTTGGACCGCTTCCGGTTCCGGCAGCTTGCAGGCAGAGCAAGAGGACGGCGGCGGAACGATACAGGCACTCAATAAAGTGCCGGGGTATTTGATGCTCTACAAGCAGCGATCTCTCAAGCGGTGGAACTTCGACTCGTCGTTTCCTGAAGACCTCGTGAACATCGGCACGCAGTCGCATAAGAGTGTCGTGCGCGCGCGAGGCAAAAATTACTTCTTCTATGGACCGAACGGTTTTTATGAGACGAACGGAGGATATCCGAAACGGATATCGCGGCCGATACAGCGTATCGTTGACGGAATAGCGAGCTCATTCTATGCGAGTGTAAATGGATGGAGCGACAACGAGAACGTGTACTGGTCTATCGGCGATATTACGGTGAATTTTGACCGTGGCTATACGGAGACACACAATAATGTCGTCGTTCGGCTGACGGTAGACACCGAACAGTGGGCGGTGCTGAAGTACGCACACGAGTTCCGCGCCATGCACCAGTACAGTAGTGACAATGATACATTGATCGTCGGTGGAGACACGAACGGACAGGTATTGCAGCTTAATACCGGGAATAGCGACTATAACGGAAATGCAATCACGTATATTTTACAGTCGCCGGAATTTGATTTTGGGTATCGAGAGCGACGTAAAACAATCTCGGAAAAGATTTACGTTCACTCTGATGGAACGCGAGGCGCGGAACTTCAGGCGCGGCTTGATTACGGTGACTGGAAAAGCATTGGAACCTTAGGGGATATTGTAAGCGAAGTCTTTATACAGCCATTGACTGCGTATGTTTTTGAGTTTCGGATAACAGACAGTACTACTGGCGAACAAATTAAATTAAGAGGACTTGATTTTGTTACGGTTGAAGTGTACGAAAACTGACATGATCTACACGAACGAATCACAAACATCATACAGCGTGCTTGATCTCGGTTACGACCGTACGCTTACTAAGATTGTGCGGAAGCCCGCGGTACTTGAAGACACTACGCCCGAACTCTCAAACGTGTTTACGAGCGGTGTAGCGCCGAAGAACGTAACCGCCGGTGAGCTCGTCTCGACGCTCGAACAGCAGGCGGGCGTTCTTTTTTCCGGCAAGACCGGGTTCAACAATACGCAGACCGGTTATCGGCTCGGTGTCGATTCCTCTGACGGGCTGATGAAGTTCTATCTCGGCAACACGACGGAATACATTAACTGGAACGGGACTGATCTCACTATCGTTGGAGGTCTTTCCGTTGATTCTATAGACATCGGCGGTTCTGATTCGACTTCGTTTCATGTCAGCACAGCCGGGAATATGTGGCTTGGGTCCAGTGCGTACTCTTCCGCACCGTTTCGTGTGACGAGCACCGGTGATTTGGACATCGGTGGAACTGATGCGACGTCTTTCCATATAGATAATGCGGGTAATCTTTGGTGGGGTTCGGCCGGTACGTATGCAGCCGCTTCGGTCAAAATATCGAATGCAGGAGTGGCGGCTTTTTCGGACATAACGATCACTGGCGGCGCGATTTCCGGTACGCCGATTTCTTCAATACCGAATAATTCGAGCACTGATATTTCTCTGCTCATGCTTACGCATAGCCTTGTGTTCTCCGTAACGGATGCCGACACGATCGCGTGGAGTTCGGGAACTATTTCTCTTTCTAACGGACGAACGTTTTCCATAGACGCAGGCAATACGGGTAACATGACGGCACTCACTTATATTTATATTGATCCCGATGTTTCCTCTACGGTTCTTCAAACAACCACGACATATGCAACTGCGGTTGGAGCAAACAAGGTACTCTTGGGAACAGCACAAAATCAAACTGTTACCGCGTCTTTTATACCATTTCATGGGGGATTGCCGCTTATAGATGGCGCGCAGATCGGCGCACTATCCATTGTTGCAGGGAATATCGCTGCTACTACAATCACAGCCGCGAAAATGAATGTATCCCAGCTTTCAGCCATTGCTGCCGACCTCGGCACCATCACTGCCGGTACGGTAACCGGTGCAACTATCCGCACTGCTGCGTCGGGTGACAGATTCACGATGGACTCTACCAGTTTTCAGGCGATCGAAGCTGGAGGGAATGTCATCTTCGAGGTAGTCCTTTCCGGCGGTGATGCGGGAGACGTGATCATGGGAGACGACGCAACGAGTACCTATGCTAAGTGGGACGACAGCGCGGCGACGTTTACAGTCAATGGGTATGTCGTGGTAACAAAGGGAGTATTCGGAGGCGATGGGTCTGACGGAGCGTTTTCGCAATCATCAGGGACAACGACACTCTCGATGGCAAGCGCGAGCGTATTGGTAAAAAATTACACCTCTTTCTCTTTGACTGGCACCGCAGATTTGACAGTTTCAAATAAGGTATCCACGGGAGCATTTTTGATAATCAAGACGACGGGTAACTTCACCGCGACATCGTCAACAAGTCCCGCGATCAATCTCGCGAGTATGGGAGGGAATAACGGAACCGGAGGTGCGGCAGATACCGACGGAACGGCCGGTACGACGGGGTTGGGGAACATAAGCGTTAATACAGCCGGAGCGAAAGGAACAAAAGGCGTCAATCCCTCTACGCAAGGGACCGGAGGCACGGCTGGCGCGGGGGCAAGCTATACCTCTCTTGGGCAAGTGGTCGGTTGGGTGGTGCCGGTATGGTGCGGTGCAGGGGGCGCAGGAGGCGGCGGAGGCGCGGATAATGGCAGTGGAGGCGATGGCGGGAAAGGAGGGGGTGTATTGATCATCGAATGCGCCGGAGCATATAACGTGTCTTCTACGTTTTCATGCGGTGGAGCAAACGGGAGCGCAGCCACAGGCGGTACAACTCGAAGCGGTGGCGGAGGAGGCGGCGGTGGTGGTGGTACAATAATTGCAGGATATAAAACGCTAACATCAGATACAGGGACGTATACGGTCTCTGCCGGTACAGGAGGAAGCGGACAGTCTATAGCGAGCAGCGTCAATGGCGGTGGAGGTGGCGGCGGTGCAGGTTCCTCGCCCACCGCGGCTACGGCTGGACAAAATGGACAAGCGGATAAAGGTGGAGCTGGAGGCGATGGTGCGGCAGGTTTTTCAATGCGGTTCGTGAATAACTCTTTTGCATAGTATGCCAAAAATATATCCCAAAACACGCAGAATATTACTCGGGTGTCGTTTTTGTAATCGCCAAGCAGGATCAATTGATTTGCCTATCGAAGTATGGGGAGAAGGTGAAATAACCTACGCCCAACTTGGCATTGATGACATGCGATGCAATGAAAAGGATGATCCGATATGCGCGGCGGAGAATGGACGATATACTGACTTAGAAAGTGAAGCTCGGCGCAAAGGACTCAATGACGAGGAATTTCGTGCTGTTATGCTAAAATGTAATTACTCAAAAAAGA